GCTGGATGGCCAGCAGCCGGGCGGCGTCCTTGTCCTGGCCGGTCAGCCCGAATCGGCGCTTCCAGCTGGCCGGCTCTGCCCGCAGGTAGGGAATGCCCAGCAGCTCGAACGCCGCCTTGGCCTTGCCGTAGTGGTCGCCGAAGTTGAAGGATGACTGGGGACCGGCCTTGCGCTCCTCCTTTCCGTCCGGCCCTTTCCTCGGTGGCATCGCGCGCACCCGCTCGATCACCCCCACTACCTCCGCGCCGGGGTTCAGGTCCTTTGCCGCGCGGATGAACAGAGCGATGCCGCGGGCATCGACTTCCTGGTTCTCCCCGACGGTCAGCAGCGGCATGTCGATCACCGGCCCTGCTGTTCCGTCGACCAGCGCCGCGATGGCGCCGGTTCGGCCCGGGTCGATGCTGATAATCAGGCGGCGGGTCGCCATGAGGTCTTCTCCAGGTGCTGTTCAATCAGGGTGTTCTGCAGGTCCAGCAGGTAGTCGTCGGTGCCCATCTCCTGCCGGAATCGGCGCGGTTCGCGGGCGTAGCTGGGGCCGTAGCGGTCGGCGCAGGCTGAATGACTGAGGCCGGCCATCGGCTCACCGACGTGGTGCCATGGGCACAGGCCGATGGTGAAGTCGTGGCCTCGGCGCTTCTGGCCGTGCTTGCCGCCCACCAGCAGGTGATGCACCTGGCAAGCCATGAAACCGTGGCCTAGTGCGTCGCAGACGATGCAGCCGATTTCGGTAATGGCGTCCATCCGCTGCTGCTGGGCCATGGTCGGCTTACGGGTAGAGCGACCGCGCTTCATGCAACCACCCCGGGAGGTAAAATCCGGTCCAACGACAGGGGGAATCCATGAAGCAAGGAAGGACGGATAGAGACTGGGCTGTGGTTGCGGTAATGACGTTCGGCGCGGGCGCCCTTATCACTTGGGCGCTGCTCAGCAAGCATCCTCCCCAGCCTCGCCCTCCGACCAACATAGATTGGCCGGCTTGGGTGCAGGCCGTTGGCAGCGTGCTCGCCATCGTGGCTGCGATAGCGATCGCTTGGTGGCAACACAGGCAGAACCAATTGGCGCAGGCTGCTAGGGACGCAGAGGCTCAGTTGGGGCGCCATGTTCGTGCGAACAGAATCTTTGAACGATTTCAAAAGAAGATCGAGCGTCAACTGAAGGAGGCAGAAGGCCTCGGCGAGCAAGGCGGGAAAATTGAAGCCCTCACGGTTCCTGATGAAGTTCGTGACCTCGAGAAGGAGATCTATCTTTTGCCGCATGCGAACTCCGCCAGCTATACGACCCTGGCCAGTTTCGAAGCGGCACAGGACCTGATTCATAACGGCGCGGTATCGGTAGTGGATCATCAAAATCTTGTTTTTGTCTTGAGAATGGCGCGGGCGCAGTGCGCGCTTGCGCTCAAAGGAATAAGAGAGAGGCTTGAAACGCGGTAAATAACTGAGCATTACGCCGCCCTCCCCTGCTGCCGCCCATTGACCATCCGCCAGTAGTCCGCGCGCACGTCGTCCAGCATGACGTGCGCGTAGTGGTCACCGATCCAGGCGGTGATGCCCTTGAAGAAGGCGGCGAAGTCCTCCTCCTCCATGGAATCGAAGGCCAGGGACTGGGCCACCTTCACCGGGATGGTGCGGATCTCGGGCAGCACCGCTGCCAGCACCTTGCGTGCGCCCGCACCAAGAACGGTCTCGGCGGCATCCAGCAGGGCTTTGACCACTGGGCTGGCGTCCATCTCCACCATCTCGCAGCAGATGCCCGACTCCAGCTGCACCTGCTTCAGCGCGGCGTGCGCGTCCAGGTCACGGAACGCCTCGACGTTGTCGACCAGCAGGTGCCCGATGACATGGGCCAGGCGGTGGAACGCTGCATTGCGCGATGCCTTGATCTCCAGCCGGTACTCATGCCCGACGCGGTAGCCGCGGTCCTTGGCCAGCCTGCGATCGATGTCGTTGCTCGGGGCGAACGCCCCAATCTCCTCGCCGGTGGCCGGATCGACCAGGCGCAGGCAAAGAGCGTAGATGGGCCGGCTGGCCCGCTTCGCGCGGATCTTGCGCGCGGCTGCTGTCATCGTGGTCATGCGTCATCTCCTGCGGCCCTGTCGCGGCGGCTGCGCCGGCGGCGGCCGGGCGACGGAACATCGAAGTCATCGTCGCCACCGCCAGCAGTGGCCACGCCCTTGAGGCTGTAGTTCGGCCGGGGGCCGCTGTAGTCGTCGAAGGCACTGCACTGCAGCCGGTGCTGCAGGTAGCACGTGCCGGTCTCGCCCTGGCGGTTCTTCGCCACGATCAGTTCGGAGATCCCGGGCGCGCCGCAGGCGTCCTTGCTGTAGTAGTCGTCCCGGTAGAGAAACGCGATCACGTCGGCGTCCTGCTCGATGGCGCCGGACTCGCGCAGGTCGGCCATGCTCGGGCGCTTATCGTTCTTGCTTTCCACACCGCGGTTGAGCTGCGACAGCGCCATCACCGGGCAGTGCAGCTCCTTGGCCAGGCCCTTCAGCCGCCGCGAGATGTACGACACCTCGTCGTTCCGGTTCTCCGACTTGGCCTTGCCGGTCAGCAGCTGCAGGTAGTCCACGACGATCAGGCCCAAGCCGCCCGGCACCTTGGCGTGCATGCGGGAGGCACGCGCTGCCAGGGCATCAACCGACAGCGCGCCGCAGTCATCGATGGCCAGCGGCAGCGACTGGATGTAGTTCCGGGCCTGCGAGAGCCGCGCCCACTCGTCATTGTCCAGCGCCCCCTTCTCGCGCATGCGGTTGAGGTCGACGCCAGCGTGCGCCGCCATGAGGCGCAGGCTCCACTGGGAGGCGGACATCTCCAGGCTGAAGGCCGCGACGTTCCTGCCGCCGGCGGCCGCATCCTCGGCCCAGTTCAGAGCGTGAGCGGTCTTGCCCATGGCCGGGCGTGCGCCCAGAACCATCAGGTCGGTCGGCTCCAGATACGGGATCTTCCGGCGCACGCTGCTCCACTTCGGCACCAGGCCCTGCGTGCCCTCGCCGTGGAATCGGGCTTCCATTTCGTCCCACGCCTTCTGGACGCCGCTGCGCACCATCACCAGACCGCCGCTTCCACTCGACTTCACCGTCAGGCTGGCCAGCTTCGTCGCCGAGGCGGACACGACCTCCTCCGCCTCGTCGTCGCTGGCGCCATAGGCGCTGTCTGCGATGTCGGTGGTGGTCTCGATCAGCTGCCGCAGCAGTGCCTTGTTCCGCACGATCTCGGCATAGGCGCGGACGTTGGCCGCCGACGGCGTGGTGCCGGCCAGGTCGTAGACGGTGGCCACCAGCTCCTGCGCGCCGATCTCGACGTTGGCCGTGATCCAGTCGCCCACGGTCACCACGTCGACCTCGCGCTTCAGGTCGGCCACGCCGCAGATGCCTTGGTAAATCAGCTGGTTCTCGCGGCGGTAGAAGTCCTCCGGCGCCAGCTGGTCGCGGACCTGAGCCAGCGACTCGCCCACCAGCAGCAGCGCGCCGAGGACCGATTGCTCGGCCGGCACGGAATGCGGCGGCACGCGCAGATGGGCAACGTTGTCCAGGTAGTCGGGCACTGCGCTCACGCCGCCTGCTCCTGCTGAGCGAGCTGGTCCTGCCGCTCACGTTCGCGCTCGGCATCCCGTTCCCGCTTCACCTGCACGCCGGCCGTCGTCAGGTCGCAGCCACCGCCGTTCGGGCACCACCAGAGCTTGAACCAGTTCCGGCGCACGGCATCGCGGAAGTGGGCACGCCAGTCCTTCTGCAGCTTGCCGCTGTCCCGGTGCTTGATGGCGAACTCACGCCAGGCCAACGCCACGAACTCGCGCGGGATGCCGGCGTCCTCGGCGAAGTCGAAGATCGGGTCATGAGTCCGGATCGGCCGCTCGCCGGCAGCCCGGCAGGCGTCGATGAAGGCGGTGAAGGTGACCTTCTCCCGCTTCTGGCGGGTGGCCTTGCCCTGACCAGATTCCCCACCTTGCGCCCCACCGGCGGTAGCCGGGGGGGTATGGGGGGTTTCTTCTTTTGGACACGGATTCGGAGACGGAGACGGATTCGGAGACGGATTCGGAGACGGATTCGGAGACGGGGCAGTGCTAGAACCTGCTACGGGCACGTTTGACCCTGCTACTAGCAGACCATCCTCCTGCTCGCCCTGTGCTTGTAGCAGCTTGGCGGCATATTCTGGCATTAGGCGCGTAGCTTCCTGACGCCCGTGGCGACGGCACAGTGCTGCCCACTTCGCCTTGTCGGAGCGAGCCTCAGCACCAGCGGACCACGGCTGATGCTCGGCCCAGTCATGCAGCTGGTAGCCGCCCTCGCTGCCATCGAGGAACCCAACCGAGGCCAGTTCGCGCACCAGCGCATCGTTCTCGCCTGCCCAGTCGGCAGCCAGCTCGATGTCTTCGGCCGTCATGCCACTGAGGTCTCCATCGGGGCGGCTCGACCTTGCCCAGAGGATCAGGCACACCAGCGACCAGCCGGCGGCGGGGCCGAGCCGGCGCACCAGCTTCTTCGTCTTCGGGTGGCCCGGCAGCCCAGTGCTGAGGCGTGCGTCAGTGCTCATGCATCCTCCCGCAGCACCAATAGGCACCCGGCCAGATACCAAATCTGCCGAACATGGATCATGGCCTTGACGGTGGCGTTCATACCCCACCCCGCTCCGCCGCTGCCTCAGCGTGCTGGCTTACCTGCACCATGGCTGCCATGACAAGAGCGCATGCCCTGGCAATCGCGTCCGATTCGTTGGGGGAGATCCTGCCGTCAGCCATGGCATCGGCAATCAGCTCAGCCAGATCGCCCTTCGCAGCGGCAGCGGCCAGCAGAGCGGTGATCAGGCTGCCCGATTCCGGTGCCTCCACTCGCTGGGCAACGAAGCCGTGCTCGGCGCACAGGGCGTGCAGGATCCGGTAGTCGCCGGTCCTGGCCATCAGCATGTCCGCCTCCTGCAGACTCAGCAGGTTGCGGTCGGTGTTCGGGTTGACCTTGCCGCGCAGGGTCGCGGCGGACATGCCCATCCTGGGCGCCAGAGCCTCGCTGCCACCGGGTTGCTGGTGGACGGTGTCGTAGGCGGCATCGGTGACATTCATGGGCGGTTTTCTCGATTGGAGACGGGGCGGCGACTGCGGCGCACCATCAGCGCCATGGACGAAATCAACTCAGGGAAGAAAGGCGCCCCTCTCCAGCGCCAGGCCCGCGGTCACCACACGCACGGGAAAGCTGGAGAGGGGCATAGATCGCGCTCATGCAGCCTCGTCGTGCTGCTCGGGGTCATTGGCGGCCGGGGGGCCGAAGACATCCGGCCGGAGCAGATGCCTGGAGACGCCCGTGGCTGCCTCCACCACCAGCACATGGCGCGGTGGCACAGGCCGACTTCCGCTGACCCACTGGTTCACGGCCTGCGGGGTGACGCCCAAAAGGCGAGCAATGCCGGCTTGGCCGGTTCCCAACTTCTCAATGGCAGTGGCGATAGCGTTCATGCCGCCATCTTAAGCATCGCTTTAGTTCATGGTCAAGCGATGCTTTCTTACATTCGATTCTCTGCCCTTAGACAATCAAGCAATGCTTGACAATTCCGCCATGGCAGCCGCGATCCGAGCGGCAATCGAAGACTCTGGTCTGACCCAGAAGGGCATCGCCGATGCTTTCGAGGTCACGGAGCAGGCCGTCTCTGGCTGGCTCCGCACCGGCAAGGTGGATAAGCGCAAACTACCGAAGCTGGCACAGCTCACCGGCAAGCCGCTCTCTCACTTTGGCATGGGCAGCGAAACCGTTGCAGTCGCGGCTCTTGCGACTTCCTCCGACTACGTTCGCGTTCAGCATCTGGACGCGGAGGCGGGAATGGGGGGAGAGATCATCAACGACGACTATCCCGAAGTGATTCGGGCAATGGACTTTGAGCCTGCCTACATCAGGTCCATCGTAGGATTCGTCCCGACGCCTGGCAGATTGATCTTGGTCACTGGCCGGGGCGACTCGATGATTCCAGTCATACAACCTGGTGAAACGCTGATAGTCGATACCGGCATTCCCCACTTCGACGGCGACGGCATCTACCTGATAAACACGGGCAATGGGCAGCAGATCAAGGCACTTCAGGACCGAGGTGATTCGATATATGTCGTCAGCGCAAACGCAGCGCTTTACCCCGCCTTCCCGCTCCCGAAAGCCGCACTGATCGGCGGGAAGGTCTATCTTCGGAATCGGATTGACCGTCTGAACTGAGCAACCTCAGCACGCAAAGGGAATGCACATGCGAGTTCTTGGATTCATCGCCACGGCCATCGGTATGGTGATGCTGCTGGTGTCCTGCAACATGGACGTCAGCGTCGAAACCGGCCTGGGTTCCAGGGTCAACAACATCGGATTGATGCAGCAGCAGAGCGTGCTGGTCAACGTCAGCTTGGGCTTGATGCTCATTGGTGTTGTGATGTGGATTGCCGGACGCCGAAAGCCGGCCGACGCTGCCGAAGCGAAGGTATCGCAGGCCTACAGCGCAGATGAGATGAGGGATCTGGACGTCCTCCTAGCGGACAAGGGCTGGACAGGCATTACCCTGCGCGCGGATGACCCGAAGGTAGTGCACTCGGTCAGCCGTGGCTCGACCGCGGATCTTGTGGGGGTCAGGCCCGGTGATCGATTGATCCAGATCGACGGCGCGTTTACCAGCAACGATCTGCGGAGCAACGTCATGCAGTTGGCTGGCGATGCAGGAACCATTGCTGTATTGAAGCTCAGGCGCGGTGACCATGCGCTGGAGGTTGACGTCGAGCGGCAGCACGGGCATGAGCACGGCGCTGAAAGAGCGGCGGCTGAGCCAAGAACAGGCGAGTACACCGTCACAATTCCGCCCTCCCCTCCGCGCCAGGAGGGGTACGGGGCTTGGCCTTACATCGCGATCTTCGCCATCGGCTTGATCCTGCTTTACGTACGATTGAAGTAACTGATTTTTTAGGAAATTCCTCAAAGAGGCCCATCGTCTGATGGGCCTTTTTTCGTTCCAGCCCGAAATTTTCCTAAAGCGCCGCTTGACTCTGCACTAAAGCGCTGCTTTACTTGGCCCCGTCGACCAGCACCGTGCTGGACCGCCGGAGCCCGAGATGGACCACACCGCCCACAATCCAGCTACCCAGTACCTCCACCCCGAGGCAGACGTTCGCCGCCATCGCCGGAACATCCCGGTCGTCATCGGCAACCTGAAGGCCACTGGCCTGAACATGCCCGGCGTGGACAGCGCCTACCGCGCCGCGCTGTTCGCGGGCGCCACCGATGAGATGGCCTGGGAAGCTGCCCGCCGCCATGAGCTGGTGCTGATCGGCTTCCCCGATGAGATCTCCGACACCGCCACGGACCTGAGCAAGGTCGAGTCGATGCGCAAGCGCCGCCAAGCGCTGATCGATACCTGCCGTGCCCTGCCCAACCCGTTCGCCCTGAGCGCCGACGTGCAGGTGGCGGCGTGAGCGTCGAGTCCGAACCCATCACGCATGAGCTCGATGAAGACGCGGTCTGCATCCACTGCGGATTCGACGGCGCCGAGTGGCACCACTGGAAGCACAAGACCTTCGAGGGAATCGCCTCCGAAGCGGCCGAGCCTCCTTGCACTGGCCCTCGCCGTTGAAGCAGCTCGCCGCTTCCCTCTGCCCACCTTTCCGTCCCTTCGACAACGTCCAAGGAGAGACCGCATGAGCACCAACGTTCGCCAGATCCGCGAGTTCCAGGCCGTGCGCGATGCGATCGCCAGCACCGGCCTCAGCCCGGCGCCGCTGTTCCGCCGCCTCAACGATGAACAGCGCCGCGGCAACCGCGGCCTGTCCGTGGTCGACAACGCGCTGCGCCTGCGCCGCCAGTTCCGCGACGAATTTACCAACCAGCCTGGCCCGGAGGCCGCATGAGCGACAAGACGTCCCAGTTCGAGGATCTGCTGAAGGCGGAGACCGCCAGTATGTCGGTCGAGTTCATGGCCTACGGCGCGGTGATCGGTCTGATTGTCGGCATCGCCGGCACGCTGATCCTGCAGGACATGCTCCGGGCGGTGTTCCAGTGAGCCGCGCACAGCTTGCCGCCGTACTGGCCGTGTTCGCCCTGGGCGTGCTGCTTGGGGTTTCCATCGCCGCCATCTTCATCTTCCGCGACGTTCTCGCCACCTTCCTCGCCGCCGGCGCGTTCGCCGCATGGGTGGTCTGGGTGATCTGCGGCGCGTGGATCCACCTGATCGAACTGCTGTCCCCTTCCACCAGCAGCGATAGCCCCGCCGTGACCGAGCCGGCGGAAGACCTGCAGTAAGCCACTGCCGGCCCGGCCGGCTCAACCGACGAGGTCCACATGTTCCACCTGAAGAACAACCCGGCGGCCGTTTCCAACGTGAACCTGCGCATCGAGAAGCACGGCGATGAGCGGCACCTGGCGGTCGACCTTTCCATCACCACCAGCACCAGCAACCTGGTGCTGGACCACTTCGACAAGGAACTGCGCAAGGCCCTGTTCCGCAAGCCGGGCAAGGGCGAACAGCAGTCGCTGCCGACCATCGGCGACCACCTGACCGAGATCAAGATCCCGAGCCTGGAGCCCATCAAGGTGGGCCACGAATTCAAGGGCTTCGAGCTGCAGATCGACGGTGAGCTCGACAACACGCAGCCGATCTTCCTGGTGGACGTGAAGCTCAAGAAGTTCGTCATCGCCCCGAAGGAAGGCGGCAGCGTCGAGCTGACGTTCAAGGCCTCGGCCAGCGTCACCCCCGACGAAGTCGCCGAGCTGACCGAAGCGCTGATCCGCGAAAAAGTGGTCCTGACCCTGCATCCCGGCCAGGCCAATGAAACCACGCAGCAGGAAGACCTCGCTGCCTGATCCCCCTGCCCTGCGCTTCCCCCCCTGTGGCGCATGGCTGACAGCCCGGAAAGACGGGCAACCCTCTACCCGCCCTGGAGCACAACATGACCAGCACCACCCCGGCCACCGGCCGCATCCAGCTGTTCGACGTCGACAGCTCGCAGATCCACAGCATCGGCCACGACGCCGCCACCAACACCCTCGCCATCTGCTTCAAGCGCGGCAGCGGCGATGCGCGCGGCCCTGGCTCGGTCTACCACTACGCCAACTTCAGCGCCGAGGAGTTCCAAGCGTTCAAGGACGCCGAGTCCATCGGCAAGCACTTCGGCGCGTACATCAAGCCGTTCCCGGAGAAGTACCCGTACCACAAGGTCGCCGAGCAGCAGCAGGCCGCCTGACCGGACCCAGACGGCGGGGCTGCTGCAGCAGTGGGCCGCGCGGGAGACGTAACCCGCCCCAGCGAAAGCTCATGGGTAAACGAGTGGTGCGGATGCAACGCCGCTGACAGCCGGGAAAGACCGGCATCCATCCGACTGCAGCCCCACCGTATCAGGTTGAAGACCAACCCCACGATGGGCACCGACGACGCGGCAGCACTGGCAAGGCACTGGCGGGCAGCACCAGCCGCTATCTGAGGACCAGGCGCGGGGCTGCAGCCGGATGGATCGCAACACCAACCCACAACGCCGGCAGCCCCCGGCAGGAGATACAGCCCCATGAATGCCCAGGTACAGGAAGGCCAGCTCGTCCCCGAGGAGGGCATGGCCGCGATGATCAACCGCTCGGAAATCGAGCAGCAGATCAGCACCGCCCGCCGCTTCCCCCGCTCGCTGAAGAAGTTCCGCGACGAAGCCATCCAGATGGTCACGTTGAGCCAGAGCATCGCTGAGCAGTGCGTCTATGCGCTGCCGCGCGACGGCAAGACCATCGAAGGCCCTTCCGCCCGCTTCGCCGAGGTGATCGCCTCTGCGTGGGGCAACAACCGCGCCGGCGCCCGCGTCATCGATGACAAGGGCGAGTTCATCATTGCCCAGGGCGTCTTCCACGACCTGGAGCGGAACGTCGCCATCACCTATGAGGTGCAGCGCCGGATCGTGGACCGGCAGGGGCGCCGCTTCAAGCCCGACATGATCGGCGTGACCGCCAATGCGGCCTGCTCCATCGCTCTGCGTAATGCAGTGCTGAAGGGCGTGCCCAAGGCCTTCTGGGAGGACATGTACGTCGAAGCACGGAAGGTAATCATGGGCGACATCAAGACGCTGGCCAACCGCCGCGCCGATGCCCTCGCCCACTTCCAGCGCTTCGGCGTCACCGCCGAGCAAGTCTGCGCGAAGCTCGGCGTGGCCGGTGTCGAAGACATCGGTCTGGAGCATCTGGTCCTGCTGCGCGGCATCGTCACCGCCATCAAGGAAGGCGACACCACCCCGGAAGATGCCTTTGCCACCGAAGGCGCGCCCGCCACCCAGAAGAAGACGCTGGCGGCCTACACCGATGAAGCGTTCGCAGCAGCGCTGCCGCAGTGGGAAGCCGCCATCAAGGCAGGCAAGAAGACGCCCGAGGCCATCATCACGATGGCGCAGACGAAGGGCACGCTCAACGACGCGCAGAAGAATCAGATCCTCGGCCTGGCCGAGAAGCCCGAAGGCGCGCAGCAGGCCGGCCCGGCCGTGGCTGAGGAGGTTGCCGAATGATCACCGTCGACTACATCCAGGGCACGCAGGAATGGCATGCGCACCGCGCGCAGCACCTCAATGCCAGCGACGCGCCGGCGATGCTCGGTGCCTCCACGAACCACTCCCGCACCGATCTGATCCGGGAGCTGGCTGCAGGGGTGCCGCGCGAGTTCAGCGACTTCGTGCAGGAGCGCGTCATCGACCCGGGCCATGAGTTCGAGGCACAGGCCCGTGCTATTGCCGAGGAACTGATTGGCCAGGAGCTGTACCCGGTCACCGGCGTCTCCGGGAAGTACTCGGCCAGCTTCGACGGCCTGACGCTCCTCGAGGACATCGCCTGGGAGCACAAGCGCCTGAACCAGACGCTGCGCGATGCCATGTTCGACGGCTGCACCGGCACCGACCTGCCGCTGATGTACCAGATCCAGATGGAGCACCAGGCGATGGTCTCTGCATGCGAGCGTGTGTTCTTCATGGCGTCCGAGTGGCGGCAGGCCTCGGGCGGCTGGCAGCTGGTGGAAGAGCGGCACTGCTGGTACACCCCGAATCCGGAGCTGCGCGCGCGCATCGTCGCAGGCTGGGCCCAGCTGGAAGCCGACGTGGCAGCTTTCGAGCCCGGCC